ATCTCATCCTTGAGTTGGGTTCATTCCTGACTCCAACTTAATGGAGAAACACCATGCCCGATCTTAACAAGTTGACTAAGTCCGATTGTGTGATTACTGCGGTTAAACATAAGTATAACCCCGATAATGACTCAACCAGTACCAATGTCGTTGATCGCCCATCTTTGATCGTAACTGACTCAAAGCCGGCGAACAGCGTAGGTAGTCCTCTTGTGAATGGTTGGCGATCCCCGAACGGTTATTCCCGTACCGTGACTAAGACGTTCCCCCTCTCGGGGGTTCTTAATACTCACGACCAGGTGGATTCAGATGATGTAACTTGGTCTGAAACCACGTTCGTGGGACCCTGCGGTCTCTGGTTAGGAAACTATCCAGATCCCCTGTCTCTGCCCGGTTATGCTCTAGGTACCAATGTGGTACATAGGGCAGAAACGGAGTGCCTGGCGAAAGTCAGGACATTACAGGTGCAGTATGGTGTTGCAATTGTGGAGGCTCAACGTTCTGTTGAAACGATTCGTGATCTCGCCCTTTCGGGCGTGAGCATACTTCGTGACATAAAGAAAGGTAGGGTATCTTCATTCTTGAAAACCTCTGGTTATTCTAAGACGGGCACGAAGAGAGCAGCCAAAAAGGTTGCTTCTCTTAGTGCTTCGGGCTGGCTGCAGTATAACTACGCAGTCAAACCAATTATCTTAGATATTGGGGGTGCTATAACTGATATCCAAAATGGTTTATCCAAAGATGGGTCTCATGTTACGGCAATTAGAAATATCAAGACTAACTTTTCCGATCGAGACACTGTAATCTTTGACCAGTTAATTCGGGTCAATAGAAATGTCAGTGGTTTTCGAGGAGTCAAAGTGCGTCTTGATTATTCGATGTCGTCTGAATGGACAAACAAAGTGATGGACTCCGGAGTTCTCCGGTTTGACGAAATAGCATGGGAGTTTGTTCCATGGTCTTTCGTCATAGATTGGGCTTTGCCTATAGGTACGACCCTTGCTGCACTTGGTGCTGGCGCGGGTCTTGACTTCAAGGCAGGCACAAAAACGTCTTATTCACAAAGTGAGTCTTACACTAATGGTTCTGTCGGGCGGTCTTATGACCGTTCCGACACGGGTCAACGTTACGGGAACTGTAATCTTAACAGTTCTCAGTACGTTAACTCGATGGCCAGAAGTGTTTATCAGACGCCTCCTGAGGCGTCGTTGTACGTCAAGAATCCGATTAGTACGTCTCATGCTACTTCAGCATTAGCGTTACTAGTAAACGGGTTTCAGGGGTTGAGGCGGTGAAGAATTCTCTTTGCCTGTCCTTACGGCCGCTTATCGGTCTTTCTCTTTAGCTTTTTGAAAAATGTAGGAGTACTATAATGCCAGCAATTGCGAGCATTAGCACAAACGACGGAACCACGGCTCACGTATATACGCCCCATGATCAAAGTAACGACCGTACGGTCTTTACTGAGAGAACTGGAGCGCCTATTGGTGACCCGTCTATTACCATCTCTGTAAAGACTCCCCGCAATGGGGCAGAACTTTACAAAACTCGGTTGACTTTCAAGGTCCCTAGCTTGGTCACGGTAGACGGCGTCGACTCTGTCGACTTCTCTACGTCCTTTTTCTTGGACGCAGTATCGAACCATCGTGCTACCACAGCACAAGTCACTTCTGCTTTAACAGAGTTTGTTGACTTGCTGTCTTCTGGCGCACTTACGTTCGATGCTATCGTGAACCGCGAACCCGTATATTAATATACGGACCGCTTTAAGCTTCCTTAAAGGACTTTTAGTATGTCTAAGACTACTAGTGAAGTTAGTCGCACTATTGAAACAGCTCTGGAGATCGTTCGTCCTATTGATTCAAAAATAGGCCGTAAATTACGCAGTGCCATCCGTAAGGGTGATCACCGCGCAATTGTCGATCTTGAGGTAGACCCGTCCGCCTATCGAAGTGTTGATAGGTTTAAACAGGATTACCTCGCTGCTTCATTACTTTCCAAATTCGATGGACTAAACCTGGGGATCGACAAAGAGTCGGTCGCCATGGAAAAGTTCTCCGAAGCGGAAAGAGCGTGCAAAGCTACTAACAAAAGAATTACCGAAATGTACATGAGGAGTACCCCAGAATTAGGGTACTCTGCCGACAGCCTTCTCGAGGCTGCTCGGTTCAAAATCATGAACCTTCTTGGTGACTTCTCTTGGGATGTAGCTTTCGAGCGAATGGGTTTCTCTTCTGGCGCTTCTACGCGCCTTCCTAGAAGAGAGGGTGATCCGTACTACAAGTTTCAGGGTAAACCTGATGTCACACGAAACGCGCTACCTCTTGCGGTTGCTGTTATAAAGAGTTGCCCTATCTGGGCTAACGCTTTAGAAGCAGGAATTCACTCCGATCCTTCGGAGTGGTTTCACGTCGTAAGCGGAAACCGCATTACAACTGTGGCCAAGAACGCCAAGTCTGACCGCTGCATCGCTATAGAACCGGAGATGAACATGTTCATCCAACGGGGTATAGGATCAGTTATCAGACAAAAGCTGAAGAGAGTAAAGATAGATCTTAATGATCAATCTCGAAATCAACAGCTGGCGTACCTTGGGTCTTCTGACGGTTCTTTAGCAACTATCGATTTGAAAGCTGCTTCCGATTCCGTGTGTGTCGCTCTCGTCGAGAGGCTTATGCCTCCTGACTGGTTCGATGCTCTCATGTTATCTCGTTCGCCTCGGGGATGTCTTCCTGATGGCGAGCTAGTGACTTATGAGAAGATTTCGTCTATGGGCAATGGCTATACATTCGAACTTGAGTCCCTGATATTCTGGGCTCTTAGTTCGGCTGTTGTAGATACATTATCCAGGACGATCCCACGTCTGGTCTGCGTCTATGGTGACGATATAATCGTTCCCACAGCTGCAGCAGGCTTCCTCATAGAGCTTTTATCTTACGTCGGTTTTGACACCAACGAAGAGAAAACGTTTTTGAGTGGCCCTTTCCGTGAAAGTTGTGGTAAACACTACTTTAACGGGACAGACGTTACACCTTTTTACATACGAAAAGATCCTTACCGGCATGTTAATGCCACTTATAACCTAGCAAACAGCTTGCGCCGATGGTGTTCTATCGGCTCAGAGTGCGATCCTAGGTTTAAACTTCCCTATGACCACATCGTCATGAACATCAGGACGAATCTTCGTAGATTCGTCCCTGATGGAATTGGCGATGTTGGCCTAATAGGAAGTTTGGTAGAGATTCAACCATTTATATCTTACGGTAAATCGGGGCGTTTTGCGCAACAATTTAAAGTAAAGGCTAGGCTCCGCCTTTTGGGCGAAGACAAACCTATAGATGGCACTTTCGCATTGTTGAGAGCCCTCCACGGGCTACCGGCAATGAACCCCTGGCTGAATAGCCAAGAGGTGTTTACAGGTGTATGCCAACATCACGTTGGTATAATGAAAGGCTCTTCGATCCGCAACCGCGGTCACTATAAGTTTCTTAAGAATTTGCCCGTCGCATCCGAATCCTGTGGGATTCGGTGTGATCTGCAGAGAGTTAAGAGCTATAGTGCGAAGATTCCGATCGTGAGTTGTAAACCCGGACCTTCGTGG